TTGAAGAGTTTGTTGACCCTGAAAAAATCATTTTTTGGGCAGATATGTCACCAATCTTAACCCAGCAACTCCATGTCCATGTCTTTGTATTACCACCAGCACTTGAACTATAGGTTTTGTCTAAATGTGCGCTATCGCCATCCTCAAATCGCAAAGATTGATTTATTTCAAAAGGGTAGAATGGGGTCGCTGGATTATAAAGCCAAGGATTACCGAATACACCTGACATACAACCCCCTAACTAAACGCTAACTGTGGCGTTCCCAAGAGGATTTTATTGGTGGCTTGAACCGCATATGGAACTAAATCAACCGCATTAGCGGCTGTTGATAGCGTAAGTGCATCATTGTTGGGCGTTATGAAGTCGCTCTGTGGACTGACGCTTCTGTTGCCAGTACCGTCTTGTATGAAGATTATAAACCCCGTTTGTCCAACTGCTTCAGTGGAAGGGTTATCAAGATTGATACTTGCCGCCCCTAGTGTAAGAATAAAATTTTGGAAGCTATCAAAATCCAAAGTTGTTGCGCTAGAAATTGATGCAGTTTGTGTAGCACCCTGCATGGCCTTGCTAAATGTCGCATCACCCGCAAACGTGACGCCCCCGCCAAAAGTTGTTGAGGCCGTGATATTCTCTGGCAAAGTTGTGGTTTGTTGAGCCTTGCCTTGAAACACAACATAAAAATCATCAGTTGATGCAATCGTGCCTGTCATTGTCAAACCTGTACCCGCAACGGTATAGGCAACACTTGGCTCTTGCCGCACATTGTTTACAAAAACTTCGATTTCATTAGCATTAGCCACTGTATGATTCAGCGTAAAACTTGTGCCACTGCCTCCTGTTAAATCTTGGTAGGCAACTGCGCTGAATGCTCCAATGAGTCCATTGCCCAGATATGGCATTAAGTGATCTCCATATAACTGAAATAGGCGTTCAAAGAGTTTGCTGTGTCACATTTAATAGATAATGTATCACCGCTTTTCATGACAATCTTGTTGCCACCAAAATATTCAAGAGATGAACCCGCTGGCACTGGTATGTCTTTCATAGTCTCCGTGTTATTGAAAGCCAGAGTTACTAACACCTGTGAGGTTCCAACATTGGCGAACAACAATCCAATTCCAACAGTCTTTGTGGTTGCGGTAGTCGGGCAAAAATAAAGCGAATGCAAAGTGTTTGCCGCCATATTTGTCCCATCGAGGATAGCCCTGTCAAAATTATTTGCCATGAGCTTATCCCCTAAACGTCATCAATCAGCGCACAAACGATAGCTGTTACAGACGCATCACCCGCTGAATCAATATCGGCTGAGACTGCATGAAGATTGCCAACGGTTACATTTGGAAATCTTCCTGTAAATGTCTGGCTTGGCCCTATGAATATACCATCAACTAAATCATGAGCGGCTGTGCCACCATCAAGACACAAAACGATACCATCTGAAGTGCTTTGATTTTGTATGAACAAAAATTTTACCTTGTCACCTGTTGCCACTGCTGACGGGGCAGATGCCGCCGCGACAGCGGTGTAATCTGTAAAATTGCCAGCTATCAAGTCGCCGCTGGTTGTAGATATAGTGGTCAGCTTGTAATACCATTTGTCGTTGGCATCTGCTGGGGCAACGCTCATTGAACCAGTGAAATTTTTTGCTATTTCATCTGGCAATACCGTTACTGTGGTTGAAACGATTGCATCATCTGCCATTTTTGCCTCCTTATCCTAGTGCAATTGCTATGGCTGTTGGGTCTTCTGCTCCTGCAACCGTTGTCACAGTCTTGTCGGTCTGGTTGAATGTAAACAAATCAATATGTTGACCGTTTGCCGAATCTCTTATTTTCAGCTTATCATCACTTGTATCATAGAAGAGCTGGTTAGCAAAGTTGGTTGACGGGGCTGAAGATCCAGAGTTGGTAGTTGCCACCGCTGAGAGAACATTGTTGATGTCTGTTCTCGTGGCTGGAAATGTCTGGTTCGCAATGTTGTAGTCGTGTTGTGCCATTTTTTCTCCTATGCGCTTATTCTGCCATGACCTTGTGCAACGAAATCAAAGGTTCTATCAATTACAGTTCCGCTTGATTCCTTGAAAGTAATAGTGAAACCAGTGGTGCTTTTGTTGGTGATTGTGAAAAATTCACCGCTATTCATATTTTGTCCCATGATACTTATACCATCAATAGACCCAAAAGCGTTAGTGAATGTTATGACTTTACCTGTTGATGCTGTGCCACTGGATATGTTGCCTTGTGATTCTGTGCGTCTTGCTAGCGAAAGATTTACCTGTAGTGCCGACACAACAGGGGTGTCATCAATATCTGAAGTGGTCATTTTAAGCCTGAACTTGAAACCTCTTGCGGAATAATCCCCCGCCACCACCCGCGAGAAAGCACTAAATGTTGCAGAGCCGCTTGTTGGATCGTCATCTGTTGTTGCGATTTGTAGCTCACAATCAGTTGTGGCTTGTGATGCTGGTTTTATAACGTCATACTGGCGGCGGGTTTGCGTAATATTGAAGGAGCATCTTGCTGTTTGCTTTGCTGTAAGGTCAACAACACTATCAAAATCATAAAACCCTTCTGTTGCGACCACGCCATCAACACCGCCATCAAAGAGGCCGTCTGCATCATCAAAAAGACCAGTGCCACTATCGAATAGTATAGTTGTCTCAAGCACAAGCACATCTTCATCTGATGGCTTGATGACATTAGTTTTTACCCCTGCGAATGATGGGTTTTGAGTATTTGTTTGAACCACTTTGAACTCAGAAGCCACAGGGGATTGATCAATGATTCCTATTGTTTGCGCGGCTGTTGCAGAATTGTTTCCAAATTTGTCTACCGCGACACAGAAATAAGTACCCTCTAGGGCTGGCACTATGACGCTGTTAGCTGGCCTTGACACCTTCTCCGCTAGGGTAATACCGCTTGAGAAATCCCCGCCGCTGGTGACCCCTTGGTGGCGGATTACATAGTGGCTCAAATCTTGGTCTGTAACAGGTGTCCATGTAAGCAACGCATTTGTGCCAAGATAATCCAGTGTAAAGTTGGAAACACTGCTAGGAGCGGTTGTGCCTTTACCAGCTACAGTGTGTGTTGCTGTAGCATATGGAGAATGAACCCCGAATGAACTTATTGATCTTGCTCTGACATCATAAGTAACACCAGCCTCCACGTTTACCAGTTCAAAAATATTACCCTTTTGCTGACCTAATGAAATATAATCTGTGTCTTGTTGTTGTTTTGCCTCAACCTCAAAAACATCTGCATATGGGCTTGTTGATGATACTGTTGCCCTGAGCGTTGTTATTGCACCCTGTTGGAATGTTTGCACTACATCTGTCACAGATAGCGTTGGGGCGGGTACATTGAAAATGTCTGGCAAAGTCGAATTATCTTCAATAAATGTTTGCTCTTCTGCATTCCAATCATAAACTGCGGAGTTTGTTTCTCTGAGCGTAAGCTCAACGCCCAGACTTTGACCGCCAACAACAGTCACATTCCATTCTGCCACCTCAAAATTTTTATTAGTAAATCCATATCTATCCAAGGTGACGTTGACAGTATCCCCAATCGCCACGTTGAACCCTTTCATAGATACCACAGATGTTATGGTAACTTGCTGTCTTTGCCTAAACAAAACTATCTTGGCTAATCTTTGCGCTCTAGCTGAATCTGTTGTGTAGGGAAGATCATAATCCAAAGTGTGAGTTTCGTTGTTATCTTCTGTTTTGAAGGTAGCAGATGTCACTGGTGGATAATCTGTTGGTATGTAATCTGTTCTTGCTGGGGAATAAACACCTTTCACAGTATTATATTGATCCGCAAGACTGTTTTTTGCTTGAACTTCAATCGCGCTCACAAAATCATCTTGAACAAATGTTATTGTGGGTGACCTATATTCAGCCACGAGCAATCTAAACTTTCCATTAGTATAATTCAAAAGACCACCGCAAGATGAAAGCATATCCTCAATGATTTTTTGCGGAGTGCGGTTTGTCTCAAATGTTCCATCCAAAGTGTAGCGTTTTTGTGTTGTGCCATCTGCTAATGTTACGTTTTCATCACAAGCATTTGCGGCGGCAATAAATGAAGTATCATCAATCTCATCAGCGGAACAGCCAAGGCCAAATCTTGTATTGGTAAGGTAATCCCTTATGCAAAGGGCTGGGTTATTCGAAAAAGCAGTGCTTGAGTCTCTTGGGTCAAAAACCTTTTTGCCATTTACTGTAGCAGAAATGTTTGGCAATCCTCTTGGAAAGGCATCTCTATCAAACTCAAGTTGGCAATAGATGTAGGCCACCCCCCGCTGTCTGTGGTCTACTGTCCATTCTTTAACCCTCTGAGTAAGAAACGTATCTGCCGCTTGATCATCTGCACCTGTATGGGGATGTATTTCTACTAACGGTGAGCCGCTCACTGATGCGCCTGACTTAAATCTTGCTGGGGCTGTCACATGACCTTGTGGACTTCCGTCTATAGTCCCTGACATTGTGCAAGTTTCTTGATCAATACGATATGAAACAAACCCTCCTATCTCATGACAGGCCATTGAGATTATCATATGCAAAAATTTATCACTATCAGTTGTGGATATGTAGGTAAGAACACCCGACACCCGAACTGTGCCATAAACAACCCTGCGGGGTTGCGCTGGCTGTTTGATCATCTGAGTTCTGCTACCCGCCTGACTTACAAAATCACCATACCCTGAAAGGTCAGGCATGGACGGCTTGGGAGCAAGAGCCGCAAGTGCCGCTGTAGCCGTGGCATATATAGCCATATTCGTGAGGAAGATAGCCATCGTGGCGGGGCCACCAACCAAAGCCATGACCGCCGCTGTTATCAGCGTTGTGGGATCAGTAAGAACTTTGAAGAAACTTTTGAGGAAACCCATTAACCAGAACCCCAATCTATAGATTTTTCTTGCAAGCTCTCTACAAATTTGAAGCCTAAGTCACCAGCAAACTCTGTCTGTTGGTCAACATCTGTAAATCTACGCACCCTATTTCTATTCAAATCAATCAAACGACTTTCCAGTGACACTTTGATTTGTGCGCTTTCTCCATTATCAGATATAGACATTTTGTCCATTCTGCCTTTAAAGAAAACATAAGGGTCAGCCACTACTGTGTAATCTGCATTGAGTGCGCCGAGATAAATGATTGCCGAGCGGCCTTGGTAATTTTCTGTCAGCGCGGCAGAGACAAGTGACGAATCCAATCCATTGAACGACACAACCATACCATTCGCCTGAACTGTACCATTTTCGGTGATGGGTGAAATGCCCAAAACCTCACCAGTGCCAACAAATGTGGTGCTTGCAAATGTGATGTTGCCTAGACCTGTCCAGACACGCACGTTTGCACCTGAGAAAGCTAAGTCAACCGCCACAAATGGACGAATAGATTGGGATGTGAATACGGTGTTTAACGCACTGGTTATTCCACGGCTCATGATGCCTCCAATACGTTACTTTGTTTTGCCCTTTTTGCTGGGTGCTTTGCCACCTTGCCATGCCTCATTGACATCTGGGGTGCTTGGGTCATCGCCTAATAGCGTTCCATCAGCGTTTCTAGCCCTTTGTGGTTGGGCTGTTTTTGTTTCAGTGGGTTTGACCACCTTGGTTTCTTCTGCTAACCCACGGCTTAAAAAATTAGCGTTTCTGGCCTTTTCCCAATCCTCATTTGCAGATAATTCCTCACCCGCCTCATAGGTTCTGGTTTGTGACCCAAGGTGGTTTGCCACACCAACGGCCTGTCTGATCATTTTTACAGCCATCTAGCCCTCCAAAGGGTAGGGAGCAAGGTTAGTTGATGCCTAGACCTTGCCCCCATCTCTTTAAGCGTTATGCGCGGTAAACGCATTATCGCCAGTGTGACGAGCATTACCCTTGATAACCGTTGTCCCCAACGGTGTACCTGTGGAGTGTGTGCCTGTCTTGGCGATTGTTGTGCGAATGTAACGCTTTCCACCGACATACCCAACACGGTATGTTGCACCTGTTGTATCAGGGTTGCCGCCAGTGCCAGCATCACCTGTACCATCAATTTTCAAGAAAACACCGTCAGCGGCGATAGTGCCGTCAACGATGCCAGCTTGTGCAACATCTGTGAATGTTGAGTTATCATCAGATTCCTCTAGCCCAATCTCAAAAAAGACTGAGCCAGAAAGTGTATCACCTTCTGCACCAATAGTGACAACGACGGTTGCGCTTTCATAACCTTGAAGGTCAACCCCTGTGCCATTTGATGCGGCGGTGGTAACAGCCACTTTATGTGAAAGGGCTGTTGAGATGCTATTTGAAAGGTCTTTCATATCAACTCTCCCTTATGTTGAGATTTTCTGCTTGCGTAGAGCTTCAGCCAGAACAACCTGACCACCCACTCTTGCACGAGCATAATAACGAACACTGCCTGTGGATGCCTGTGAGAAAGGATCACGCAAGATGGCAAGATTTGTTCTATCAACAATCATGTAGCCTCTTGAGAAATCACCAAACATTACAGGAAACGCATTGGCTGAAACATCTGGCATATCAGGCATTTCAATGTATGGATAACCCAAAATGGTATTTGGGACACCAGCGGTGAGCATCATACCAGCTTGGAAAACATACTGACCCGCAGTATCCTTGAGCTTGCGAATTGCCGCCAAGGTAGTACGGTTGAAGATGAATGATGCGCCTGTGCCATATGGTGTTTTCACCGCATGAACAAGATCAATCAGACCATCAGCAAGCAATGTGTTTGCATTACCAGAAACAGTTTCACCAACACTTGAGTTAGTCAGCAAGCCCTCTGGTTGCCCCACTGAGTTGCCAGAGATAAAGGCTGTGCCTTCATTCTTTGCAAGCTGTGTTGCAAACTCTTCTTGCATTTCTGCCTCAAGATTGAACACAGAATCTTCAAGCATCTGATTTGAAATATCCACCAGAGCATAATGCTCGTGAGTTGGAATTTCTTCTAACTGTGTGGTGTAACCAGTTGTCTCAGATTTGGTTCCGACTTCAGCTACCCATGACGCACTGAATGTTGCAGTACGACTTGGCATCTGAATAGACTTTTGGCTTGTTGCCCTCACCCTTGCGATAGTACGCAATGGAGAGATTTCTGTGATTGTCTTGATAAGCTCATTCACATACTCTGGCGGAGCCAAGAACCCTGCGCCCGTGTCATTATTGACAGTAAGGGCTTTCACCTCATCAGGCTCCATCTTGTCTTGGCCTTTACGCAAGAACTTATCAAAAGCCTTTACAGAGAAGTCAATTTCCTTTGCTTCAAGACCAGTTTCAGGCCGCTTTAGCATTGCTTCCATGTTATCGAGCTTTTCACCAAACTGCTTTTGCTCTTCTTGGGCCAAAGTCAGCTTTTGGTTAATGTCCTCAAAGCGGTCTAGATCAGCCTCAATATTTTTTAGCTTTTCTTCAACCAGCGGGTCGGACGAACCCTTTTTTTCGATTTCCGCAAGTCGCTCATCATTGGTGGCTTTGAACTCCTCGAAAGCCTTTGCCATTGAATCGACTGCGGTTTTGACATCTTCACTCATGTCATGCCCCTTTACGATTTCAGGATGTTGGTTAAATTGGCAATGGAATCCATTACCCCTTTTTGCTCATCGCCAACCTCGCGCTGGTCTAAAGCCTTTGAAACGGCGTTTGCCGCCACTTTTGATTCTGAACGAGACAACCCGCCTTCATCCCGAAGGAAAGTTTCCCAATCCCGAACCGACCTATCCTCTGCCTTGACCGCGCTTATTCGCGCTTTCGGGTTCATAGGAAAGGTAACTGCACTGATTTCCATAAGGTCTACTTCTTTGAGCATACGCCGCTTGCCGCGCTCGTCATAATGGTAGCCCTTGGCATCAACTCTATAACCGACTGACAGCCCATCTATTGCGCCCATTTTCATAAGCTCATAAACTTCTTTGCCTTTTTGGGTGTTCATAGCAAGCTGGCCTTTTACATAAAGACCCTGCCCATCTTCTTTGATTTGTGTGTAAACGCCGATAGGTTCCTTGGTGTCATGCTGAAATAGCATTTTAATTTTTTTCGGGCTTTTGCCACGCAAGGATTTTCTGAACGCACCAGCTTGAACAACATCATTGCCTAAATCTTTGTTTCCGAACACTGATGCGTAACCCTCAAACATACCCTTGTTCTCGTCGTCATCATCATCATGATAGGCTTTCAATTCGAAATCCGCCTCACAATCAATGTGACCTTCAACAAATTTGACTTCTTCTGAACCATCAAATGCTGGCGCATCATCCATCACAGTCTCCTTTTTACCGTCACGGTAACTGCTCAGACAGACTGCAACCCGCTGGTCACGCTGTGAGTATTCATTTCGCATGGTGCTACTATCCATGCACCTTGCCATAAAATCAGTTTCACTCTCGCCAGAATTAGGCTTTGGTATCGGCATCGGCTACTCCCGCTTATCGCAAGCATACACTGTTGAAATCAAATAGACAACTGGCTTATGCGAATCACCTTGGTTGCCTGACCACGATTCTGTATCGTTTTTGTTTTTTCGGTAATTTTGCCATTTATTTCTTTTGTAAGTATTTGTATTCATTGATAAATTATTGATGTTTTCTTTGTTGACACCTGACAACAGTAGTGTATTATATCTGTATAGACCAAATCAAACGGAGATACAAAATGTTAGACCAAATCAAAATCGCTTTCGCAGACATCGACAAAAAGATGCATGAAGACCAGATGGCATGGGCTATGGGCCGCATGGATGCCCTGCGTGAGTTTGACCCAAAAGCGACTGAGAGATACCAGACCGCCAAACAAAATGGTCATCCTGACGTAAGCACCCGTGAGCTTCTTTGGGCTGTTGAAACTGATTTGCTCCATGAATTATGCGGCGGCAAAACATGGTACAACATCTTTCACGGACGCAACAAACAGATGGTTGCTGATTACATCGTCAAAAATGTTGAGGCTCTTATTGAAAAGCGTAACGCTCGTATCGTTGCCGCTTTGACAAAAAAGGGCATCACTGAAATCCCTGCTTTTGAAATCAAACACAACGGTGAAGGTTATGAGGGTGAGTTCCAGATTGGCGACCACCTTGTAACCATCACAACAATCCTTGCTGGCGGCTATCACATTCAGTGCTTGCACCAGCGCACATTGGTAAACGTAAAGGCGGCGGCTTAACAGCCCCGCCGACAACAGCGGAGACTAAAATGACCAAATTAAGACAAATCGTTAAAGATGCTTGGAAAGTTGACCAGCTTGTATATCAGTTCACCAGAATTGATGTTGAGGATCGTGTATTGGAAGAAGGCACAATGGCAGAGGTGAATGAAAAATATACGGACGCCTACATTATTGGTGAAGCAGAACATCACCAATACCTGAGCCACTTAAACATAAAAGAGGGTGGATATGATGGCGAGGATTTGAAACTGCATAAACGTGAATATGCACAAGCCACTAGATTCCTTGCAAAGCACAGAAAGGCGAGGGCTTAACAGCCCCGCCGATAAAGGAGAAACAGATGACTTATTTTTACGAACTCAGATCTTTTAATCACAAGGGCGAATGTTACGATGTGCGTGAATATGGCAAACAGGCAGATGCTATGAACAGGTTTGATGCTATGGTTGCCACCACAAAAAATGTTCGCCAAGCCTTGATTGCAAAAGGTCTAACAACAGCGTTTCTTGCTACAGAGATGCAATTGGTGAAGCGTGATGACAACTACCTTGGGCTAGAGGAACTAGCCAACTGGAAGGCAGGGGCGTAAGCCCCCGCCTCAAGGCGACCAAATCTTAAACAGG